CCGGCTGTCGTGTAGGATAGGATTTGGGTTTGTGCGCTAAATCCATCCGTGATTTCGTTGATTGCTATGTACATATAAACTGTATAAAATTTACAAAGGTTAAAAAATTTACACTCGAATATTTAAATGTGGCCAAAGGTTGAGTTGGTGAGTCACTTCTACAGATAATAGACGGCGATTGAGAGCATCGAAATGTTCGCGGTTTTCGTCGAAAACCTTGCGGTAGCAGTCCTTCAATGGGTAATTGGCGCAGACGATGCAAGGAGTGTTGACGATCTTGTCGTATTGGTGGCCTTTTTGTGGAATCACCATTGATTGGCCATCAAGGAGTTGGTTCATGAATGTCACGGTTTGTTGGCCGTGAAATTCGTCAAAGACGATGAGTTGGTAGGATTCGTCGAGGCGGTCGAAGAAGTGTTCAGTTGAAGTTGCAAAGTAGGTCTTGACCATTTTTCCCAATATCTTGCATAGCCGGCTCTTCCCCAACATCGTCTTGCCATAGATAAATAATTGGGTCTTCCCTAATGGCCGAAAAGAACCATTCAGGTTGTCGTTCAACCAAATTCCAATCGATCTCTCCTCCGGCGTCTGGTTGTTGGCCATTATCACCTCCTTGAATCCCATTAAGAGTTTCGCAGCTTTCCTTGCACTCCATTCGGCTGCGAAATTCCTGATTTGATTCGAATGGAGCAAGAAAAAACCCGATTCTTTTTCCATGATATCTCCAATCGGCACCTCTTTCTTGATCATGTCGGCGATGATGGTGGATTTCGCGCTAGACTTCTCTTTGCAGAATTTGTCGACGTCGATTCCTTCAGCTATCCAGTCTCCATCCTTGGTGATGTAAATCACGGAAAGCTTCAGGTTTTTGGTTGCTTCGTAGTGGCCTGGCTTTCCACCCCATTGATCCATCTGGGATGTCGACTTGAAGTTCTTCTTCGCCTTGAAGTGTACCACGGCATGAAGATGTACTCCATCTGTTTCTCTGTGGTCTTCTTGGCACACTACCGCCCATTCAGCGCCAGCTGTAGCCATAATGCGTTTAAGCACTTCTTCTTTTGTTGCGGTAGATTGTGGCCAAGTGCAGAATATATTAACTGCAGTTAGGCGAAAGTGCTTGGAAGAAGTAGTAGGAGAAGGTAGAGTAGGAGGAGAAGGAGGAGATGGTGATAAGTTGGTGAGGTCGTCGAGGATGTCGATGTCTGCGGAATGGTCCTCCATCGCGTAATCGTCCATCACTGATGGGATCTCTTGTGCTCCTAGGTCCATAGGTTCTTCCATGGTTATGAAGTGCACGGGCGAGTTAAAAAAAACTACACGGTTTTTACAGTTTTTCGGTTAGCGGAATTAGTTGCAATAATATATAAACACTTAGTTAATAGCGAAAACACCCTATGATAGATAGGGTGTTAAACAATGACTATGGTTGACTACGAATAGACTTTGTTTCCATTTTTAACGAAGAGAACACGTAGGAAAAAAATAATAAGCTAGCTATAGCATATATACCTATAGATCTATCTAATGGAACACTAAACACAATGGGTCACTATACCGTGGGCGCATATCTTAGTTGAATCTAAAATAGCAGCGTTCTTGTGTTGCCAACCGACGTTGTGCGACGTGGCGTCTGTGTCGCGTGGGGCAGGAATTCTGGCCCCGCGGAGTCGGGACCGGGCAGGCCCTTTTGCCCTGGATGTCGGAGTCTGCCCGGAGTTGTGTTTCCTTTTTAGGCTTTTGATAATATAATGTGTTGAGATTACAATGTGTCTACTTCTATAAGCGCAGGGAGCGTAGCGACCGAAGCGTTTTTGCAGCGGAGCGCAAATCGCGGTAGCGATTCCCGAAGGGCGAGGCCGGAGGCCGAGTGCGCGTAGTGGTTCAGAAAGTACTGATCCGATCTATAAAACATCTGAAAAATTTCTAAGTGTGAGAAAGTCAGACTAAAAAGATTGTACCGGTCCGATGTTCGGTCGGGGGACACCAAGCAAGCTCTATAGTATTACAGAGCTTGCGGTGTCCTGGTGTCCCGCGAAGCGCGGACACCTCCGGTTAGTCTCTTGATGCCGAGTCTTCGAGGCATCAAGATTCCCTAAGTAGTTAGTTTTTTTTAGAATCGGAAGTTTGGGTTTTTTCTTTATTAGTGTATGGATCAGAAGCAATGGCGATGCGCCTCCAACGTAGCAAACCTAGTTACAGCATCGTACCAGATGATCAAGCTGTGTGTACGCTTTATCCGGTGGGTTTCCGGAAAGATCCGAAAGCCGAGTATGACAAGCCACCTGTCGGAAGATACACGTTAGCTGGGTTGTTGTTGCCTAAGGGGCGGTTATTGGAGTATAACAACGAGGAGTTATTGGCGAGGGAGACGAAGTATCGGAATGTGCAGGTTTTGTACAACGCGGGAACGAGCGATGCGTTTCAGTTTACGTGTTTGAATGGGTTGACGAAGGGTACAGGGCAAGGTGATCGTATTGGCAATCGGGTGGTGAATCGAGCGTTGGATTTTCGATTTTCAATCAACATGGTGTCGAATTTGATTTCGACGTGGTATAATAATCCGATGGCTGCTCGGATTGCTGTGGTGCATGATAAGCAACCGAATGCTGCAGTGTGTCCGTCTCCGTTTTCGTCGTTTTATGCCTCGTGTGAGGTGATTTATCGAGATAGATTTATCATTTTGTACGACGAGACGATTATGCCGGAATCCCATCAAGAGATGGAGTATTGGAATTCGAGTGCGGTTGAACCGTTGGAGGAGTCGAAGAATTTTTTTCGGCATATTAGGTTGTTGATGGATTTGCCGACGACGTACAATTCCGGTAATGGTGGGGCTGTTGGGGATATCAATACTGGCAGTTTGTATTTGATTCTTTTGAGCAAGGGGTGCAATTTGAGCGGGGCTTATTATCGGAAGATGTTTTTCGATGGAAATTGTGAATATCGGTGGACCGATGAGTAAGGCCCCTTAAGTCTTTTGGTGTCCTGGGACACTGGTGTCCTGGTGTACGTGAGTGTTCGTGTTGTAAATTTGTACAGTTTTTTTTTCGTGTGAACAAATTTAGTTTTTTTTTTCTTTTGAAATGCGTCGTTGGAATGCACGTAAACGTCGTTTTACACGGCGTCCTTGGAAGCGTGCGGGGCGTTATCGCCGACGTCCCCGTTATGTGGCTCGTCGTCCTAACTTGCGGGTTGCCGGCCTGCAGATGGGCAAGAATGAGTGGAAGTCCGTAGATTCTGTCGTGTTTTTGGAATACGGCAAAACTACTGATAAGTTGTTGTTGAACGGGTTAGTTCCGGGTAGTGGCTTGTCGCAGCGTATTGGCAACAAAATTCGTGTCCGCAAGGTGGTTGCGGATTTGACTGCGATGACGAAGACTGCGATTACAGATCCGCAGGGTGGTCGTGTGATGCTGGTGTATGATAAGCAGACGAATGCTGCGGCTCCGTCTGTTAGTGATGTCTTGGATATTTCGTTGGGTATCAACGATGAGAATAGTCCGATCAAGTTGGAGAATCGGTCGCGGTTTGTGATCTTGAAGGATTGGCATTTTCGAACGTCAGCTAGTGGGCAGGCTGGCGAGATGGTCAAGCGTCGGCTTGTGTGGCGTGGAGTGTTGCCTACCGTGTACAACAATGGTGCGGGCGGTACTGTGGCGGACATAGCGTCTGGGGCGCTGTATCTTATGACCATTGGTTCTGATGCTGGGGACAACGGGCAGTTGTCCGGAATTTGTCGTGTGCGCTATGATGATTCGTAGACAGTTATAGAGGCTACCCCGGCTGTCGTGTAGGATAGGATTTGGGTTTGTGCGCTAAATCCATCCGTGATTTCGTTGATTGCTATGTACATATAAACTGTATAAAATTTACAAAGGTTAAAAAATTTACACTCGAATA